AGTTTATTACGATATCTTGACATGATATCTTTCATGTATTGTTCTGCTTTACCACGTGGCATATTACCAACATCAATGTAGAACATTCTGCGCTCAGGCGCGCGAGCAAGACGGTAGATAACCAGAGCGTCTTCCATCATTCTTAATTGATTAATTGGCTTTAAAGCTTTGTGCAGATAAGAAACAACTTTCTTTCTGCCTTCATCTAATAAACCAGATGTGCAATAGCTAACTGCATCAACACTTAACTTCACACCACCTTGTTGTGACGATCCTGGCTTTTCTTGATAGATGTAGTATTCATCGACTTTTTCAATCAGTTGTACACCAGTCTCAGGATCTTTCTTCTTCTTGACTTGCTTGACTTTTCTCATTTTAGCTGCGTCAATAGGACGAATCTCTACAATACCAGCTTTGAGGTTTGTTTCATTGACAACTAAGTGGTGGTATAATCTACCATCAACATACCATCTTCTAAAAATATCGTGGCCAAGCTCATGAAAATTCATCATGCCGATAATATTATCAAATTCTTCTTTAACTGTTTTCTTAATTTTATCGCTGACTTCTAAATTATCTAAATTGATATCGATAGGTTGTTCCAATTCGCTACCAGCGATTGTTTCATTTACGATATCTTCGATGGCTGCATCAACTTCCGGATGCATTGAGACTCCACGATATTTCATGATTAGATTATAGTTATCTTTAGAGTCGTCACCATCTAAATTAATGTATTGTCCGTAGTGAGTACCGGATGCTGTTACATATCCAGCACCATCGTCATCACGAGCTGGAACGATAGACGGTCTTTTCTTAGGGTCATCGACCGGCGCCCTTTTAATTTCAAATCCAAATAATTTAATTGATCTATCTTCAGCCATTTTCTTTTCCTTAATAGAGGGAGGACCAGTTGTCCAGTCCTCCCTTTATTTATTTAGGTTGTGGTTGACGGATTGTTCGCATCGAAGTACTGATACTGGAAGGTGCATGTGAACCTTTCAATCTCATCATTCGTAGCGTAACTTACGTCAATTGCACCAAGGTCTGTAGGAAATGCTCCCCTAAAGATGTATTCCTTGACACTAGCACCAGCTCGATCTAATTGCTCAATCTTCAGATCTGCTTCGTATGCAACAGGAGAGGCTAAGCCCGTGTTGGCAGAATGAGCATTCATTCCATTCATCCAACGCTCCAGAGAGTTGCGCACTGCAAAGTCTGTGTCATTGATAATCGATACTGTCCATTCAGCGAATGTACGATCACCAGCCATTTTTAACTGACGACCACGGAACGGTACGATAATCGTTCCCATATTCGATCCTGGAAGCTGTGCTGTTTCACAGAGAAACGATGTTAATTCTGCATCGCCATCTGCGTAAGCCGGAAAGTTGATTGTCGCCTTAAATAGATTAGGGCGAGCGCCTCCACCTCTCAGCTTGGATTTAAAGTCATCAACTCCTAATACTGCCATTTTCTATCTCCTTACACTGTACCTACGACTTCTTCGAAGTCGACGCCAGTTCTCACAGCCACAAAATTAAGAGTGACATAGTTGATGGACCGAGCCGGCTTGATGAAGATGCTAGCAATAAACTCGTTGCGATCAATCACTGCTGCAGTGTTATTTGTTTCGTCACAAACAACCTTAAAGTCAGTAATACCACGACGACCTTTTACTTCTCTTAACACTGGCTCAACGATGTTAACAAATTCTGCTCTTGTAAATTCATCATTGAATTCAAAGAGAACCGACTCTGCTGCTCTTCCAATTGCTCTTTCGAGGACAAGGAAAAGACGACGTACGTTAATACGATCGAATGCAGAAGGTCTTGCAAGTTTTGTCTTATCACCAAACAGGATAGTACCTGCACCTGGAATATTTGCAACTGGATTAACACCCGCCTTGTAAAGCGTATCACGCTGTGCCTTGGTCGGTGTGTAAGGAATTGCAGTAACTCCAAGATATTGGCCTCTTCTTTGACCTGCTGGCGAGAACCATGGAGCTCTGTTAAGATCCGTGGCTGCCATCAGGCCGGCAGTCGAAGAAGCAGCAGGAATCTGAATGAATTGATCGTTAAACTTATCATAGACTTTCAGATAGTTACCATCCATAATAAGATAGGATGAGTTGGTAAAGGTGTCTGCGGTGGTAGTAACATTTGTAGTAATCGTAGATGCATTTGTCAGATTTACTACATCGCTACGTGCTGGTGATGCAACAACTACACAATCTTTACGTGTGTTTTGAGCAGTTGCAGTCAGATCGTTAACAACAGTAGTTTGATCTGTGCGTGAAGTCATACCAGGTGCGATAAGGAAATCAAGCTCTACTTGATCTTTATCTTCGAACTGGTCATGACCGGTAGAAAATTCAGAAGTTCCCAGTGCTCCAGAGTTGGCTCCATTTGCGAATGCAAAGTTAGATACACCTGCAGTTGTGACAAAGTTATCACCACTGTCAATAGCTGTACTTGCACCAGCTGCAATAAAGTCAGAATCAAAGTTGACCATCCAAACGTATTCGGATCTTTCATTGATTACGTCTTTAGCGTAGTTGTTTGTTCCATCTGGGTTCTTTGCGTTAGTTCCTCCAGAAACAAAAGGATATGTTTCTAAAACTGTTCCTGCTGTACCAGTAAGTTTACCATCATTATCGATAACAGCAATATGAAGTTCATCATTTGATGCATTGCTATTCGATGCAAATGAGCTTGTTCCAGGTGCAGCGTCGAATGAAGACTTTCTAGCCCAACCATCAAATGCGGTGTTAGACGTAGAAGCTCCACACATTTCAACCTTAATGCTGTTACCTAAAGCGCCTGGATAACGAGCAATAAAGGAATGAGTGTCTGAATCTAATGCAGATCTTTGTGCATCAAAGTCAGTCGTGTTTTTAACTAATTCTACTGAGGTCGGTGCGACAGAGGTTTTACCGGTAGTAGCATTTGCATTTTTAGCAGCAGATGTTACAGCTCTGACAACCTGAAGAGAACTAGAGTAGCGCAAGAAATAAGATGCGCTGTGGAAGTCGATTGCGTTTGCAGAATCGGGTGAAGCAAATTTTTCTACAAGATCAGCTTCATTTGCTACCGATGTTCTCTGCTCGACAGGACCCCACCTAAAATTACCTACGATACCGCCTGTAGTTGACTGGACATTAGGCACACCGCCAGTCAGATCTATTTCTTTGACGACAACCGCAGGAGATTCGGACGGTGTAAAGAGTGCCATACTTTTTTCCTTCTCGGTTACTAATTATAAGTTTTTCATAATACGGTTGTTCACTTATGCTATTATTTATATAAATCATAAATTAGGGTCGTATTCAATCGCCCAATCATTGTCATTCCGCTCGAGCTTATCGATAACATCGCTACCATCATCAATAAATCCAAATGGTACAATATCGTCCTCGATTTCTTTCATTCTTTGATCGAACAACATACTTTTAAGATTAATATTTGTTAGGTCACCGAAGTATTGCGTAGATGTAAAGTAGCCAAACATAACTAAGTTCATCATTAAATCATCATGATTTCCGTCTGAAGCTTCGAATGATTGTCCTTTGGCTACAAACGTTGATATTTCAATAATCGTATTTTCATCTACGATATTTAATTTATTATTTTCTAAGATATCTTTAATTGCTGAACAGCCAAGCCTTTTGACTTTACGATTCATCATGATTCCAATTGAATCTGCTTTGACCGCAGATTCTAGATGGATATTCTCATACTCCAAATCATGATACAATCCATTACATACGACTGAACCCTGGTCGTTTGATTCAACTACAATATAAGCATTGTTGTAGACTTTCGCGTATTTATAAATAACATTTGGGAAGAGTAGTGGAGAGATAGTGTTATTGCGATATACAGCAACCTGTGCAAACGGGCGAACGCTAATATCGATCAAATTGAATGTAGAATAATCCTGTCCTCTTCCCTTCGCCACATCAACGGTCATGATATAATCGTGGCCTTTGATGGGTTCTTCGTAAATTAGAACATCGCCACCTTCTGTAATTCTCTTTGGATTCTCTGCTCTGAATCCCATCAGAGTTTCGGCACCGATCAGTGTATCGCCCGTTCCAAAGAATGTATTTCCAAACTCCTGATCAAACTGCAGCTGACTAGTGTTAGCTATGGTTTGTTGTTTCCATTCTTCGTCTCGTCCTGGGACATCCCACCAGTCGACTCGGAACGCGTTGAACTCATTAACTCCTTGAGTAGCTCCTTCCCATATCTTATAGAAAGTGTTGCCAATACCATTTGCTGTCGATGTAACGATAATTTTTGTATCCTTGCCAGAAGATACAACCGGATATGTGGAGGTATAGAATTCATTGGCTCGCTCCACGAACGCAAACTCGTCAAGATAAAGTAAGTTTACAGATAAACCCCTGATAGAGCTACCGCTAGTAGCAGCAGCAATGATACGAGAATTATTTGAAAATTCAAGGGATCCTTTATTAAGTGCTTTCGTTCCAGGCTGCAAAAAGAACGGAATGTTCTCCAACATAAGCGTGACACGAGATAACATTTCCCGAGCTGTCGCCCCTTTATTAGCAAGAACCGCAACCGTCTTTTCCGAATTGAAGAGGGCAAACCAAAGTAGGTACGCGCACGCGGATATCGATTTTCCGGATTGTCTGCAAGCCAATACAATGTTGAAGCGATGCTCATTGAAAACCTCGAACATTCTTTCTTGGTAAGGATATAGTTCGAACGGAACCAGCCCTTGATCCAAGGAAATAATCTTACAATATTTTCTGGCAAAATAGGCAGGATCTTTCATGCATCTCGCATACTCTTTTACGAGATGTTCATCCCACTCTTGGATAACACCGTCACGTTTTACATTTACATTACCAAGGTAAGTGTCATTCTGGTTCTGGCGTGACATCAATAATATTACTCTCGTCTTTCAAAAGTCTTTGCAGATCTGCTGTTGACCCTAGAAAAACATTGTTGGTAGTGTTACCAACTTGCTTCACTTCTTCTTCCTTATTCATGTCCTTGTTCTTTTTGTTCAAGTCCATCAATTTATCATTAACATCAGAGATGTTTTTGATCATACCAGACAAAACTTCATAAGCTCGTGGATGTTCAGATTGACGAGCAACCTCAATCATATCTTCTAAAGATTCACGCCCTTTTTCTAAAAGGTCATAGTATGTTTCTCGAGAATAATCGTAGTCACTCTTGACATTGTCTTTCATATTTCCACTAGCTCACGATTTTTTAAATGAGCTTCTGCTATTTCCTCTTTTGATTGGCCATAATAAGAAACAGCATGATGTTCTTGTATCATCAACTCATTTAGATTTCTATTGTTAACTATAAAAACTCCAAGTATTCTGCCAAATTTTCCTGTCTTATCTTTTTGTGTCTGTAATTTTTGATCTGAACCAACTGGCATTTGTTCCTCTACAAATGCTTTAGCAGCCAGTCCGTATTTCTTTTCTTCTAAATCTCTTGTCCTAGATTCTGGTGTATCAATTCCAAATAATCTAACTCTTTCTTTATGTAACCAAACGCCGAACCCTAAATCAATATCGACGTCAACCGTATCGCCATCAATCACTCTTAAGATTTTACAGCGATACTCGTACATTAGGTAATCACTTTAATAATACCACTATATCCACCAGTAACAGAAGACTGGTAGAATAGTGAGCTATCTGCATCCATAGTAGGAGTGAATGTAACAGTACCGAATTGAGTACCATTTCCAGTTACACCTTTTGTATACTGGTCTCCAGTGCCGGTGCTAGCAGCAGTCTTAATATAAAATGGTTCAGACGCTGCCGATAATACGAAATTGTATTTTTGACCACGATTAAGATATAACGTAGGATTGATTGCACTATCTAAGAAGAAGCGCTGGCCAGTTAAATCTGGTCTAAAAGCATATCCACTATCAGCATCTGCTTTTACAATATTGAAAGTAGACTCAGGTGCAGATACAAATTCGAATCGATTATTGTTTATTTTGTTTACATTAATTCCATTACCGCCAGCAAAATTAATAGTGACGTCTGAATCAAGAAGTAATGTATCACCTGCTCCATTAGAAACCTGTGTTAAGTTTGTCGGTAAGATTCTATAAGTCGATCCATTCGAATATCTTAAACGATTTCCACTAAATTCATTTGCAACTCTAAACACAGCGCCAGGAACTGTACTAGCCGTCGGCAGTGCTCCAGCACTGTCTACTGTGTTTGCAAACTTAACAATTCTATTTCCGAAGTCTGCTTCAGTGGATGTCATTGCAACGTTGGCTAGCTCACCTTCTGTGGCGATCAGCCTTGTATCAATTGCATTTTGATCTGTCTGTAACGACAAGATGTCGCTATCATTACCAGAAACATTCGTGTTAAGGGTACTGATTGATGCATT